GCTTTATTTGTACCAAACACTTTAGACACAGCATCGCCATAATTATCACTGGTAAGAGTGAAGTCATCTGCAGCCTTCCATACCTTATTCATAAGGTCAGAGTCTATTCTTGTGCCATTCTTATCTTCATACTCTGTTACATACTTTTTTAAATCAAGCACAGCGTCTACGCCATGCCTTTGCATAAGCTGCAGTACGTCTGGTTGCTTTAGTCCTCTGGACTCTAAATCTTTTAAAGCAGATGTTACGGCTTCTTCTTTCTGTTTGCTTTCATTAAGAACTTTATTACCGTAAGTGTTCATCCAATCGCGCTGCCTACGTTTATTCTCACGTAGTTCTTTTTTAAACTCATCTTTGTTCTTTGTGAATTGCTCTGCTGCCCCTGCAACAAAGCTTAATACGTTTGCATTAATAGCCATATCTTTATGCCCCTCTACTCATTAAGCCCATACCCATTTCTTCTGTAGGTGGCTCCTGTGATGCTTCCTGTGGTGGTGGTTGATCCATAGCCATCATGTCATCATCCATAGGCGCACCTTGCTCCCTCATGTCTTCAAACTCTTCTGTCTGTGGGCTAGTCATGGCTTCCATAGTCTGTGAGATTTCTGTCTTACTTTCAGGCTTACTCTTTTTTAGTTTAGCAATAACTTTAGCTTGAAGCATATCTTTAGCTTGTTGTTCTTCTTCTTCACCTTCTGGGAAATGCTCATCGTATTCAATACCAGCTAGTTCAGCTATGGACACAACTTCTTTATGGATGGCAGGGGCAATAATAAGTCCAACATCAACGCTGTGAATACCGTTTCCTATAGCCATAGTTAAAGTAGTGTTAGTAACTACCTCTGCAGGTATGCCTAACTCCATCATAAACAGTGCGCTCTCCATGTACTTAGGGCCAGCCATCTTCTTTAGGTGCATACTGAGTGCTTCTGTAGGATCAGCAGTCTCAGGTGGACGCTCCCAAGGGTAGTTACTTGGCTCATCTGTAAGAGATTGACCGGGGATTGGCCCGTTTAATGTTGTACTCATTTGTATTGTTGCCTTTTTTTATTTACGACTTTGTATCTCAGCTATAAGAGCATCTATCTCTTTATCTGATACGGCTTTTTTGCTCTTAAAGCCTTCCCAAGTGGACCTCATCTTAGAGCGTTTGCCTTCTTGCGTCTTAAGGTTCTTTATTATTCTGTTAGCGTGATTATAGAAAACAGTGTCCTGCATGTTAGCATCAAACTTGGTATTAAGATCGTAGTCATTTTTATCTACTTCATCCTTCAAAGTATCCCCTACATACTGAAACTTACCTACAGGCGTAGAAAGCCTACCATTTGGGTTATTAGCTTTTACAAAGGATGCGTAGGAGCCTTTACCTCTTTTCTTTTGAAAGGCTAGGACTTCTCCAATAGTCATTTCGGTAGGTACAATACCCTTAAAGGTTTCTTTTTGTGATTGGTCATACAAACTATCATAACCACCACTACCCGACTCTTTAGCTGTCATTAGCTTTTCAGCTACAGGGCCAAGCCTACCCCTTTGTATTTTCTCTTCTTGAGTTAGGTAGGTAGCTGTACCCAAAGTACCCTCTGCAGAAGGTGAATACTTTTGAGTCTCTTTATCAGTTTCTTTCATAACAAAAGATAAAATATCATTAATGCCCTGTTTTTGTTGGGCCTGTTGACTAGCCTCTCGTTTTGCTTTCAACTCATCCTGTAAGTCTAAAGCCCCCTGAGAAGCTCCATACAAGTTTTGCCCAGCGTTACTCAAAGAGAAGTTACCATCTTTCTGAACTTTAGCCCCTAAGCCTCTGCCCTTACCTGACTCTCCTACAGACGCTTGTATTTCTTCTGCAGCTACAGGAGGGCCAGCTTCCATTGTTTCTTCAAAGCGTTCTTTTACGTTTTTATTAAAAAGTCCCATTTTATTAATCCCAATCAAATCCTACTACTGCTTTACCAATGGCATTCCACTTTGCTCCGCTTGCAGTAATAGAAGACGATTGTACAGTAGCTGCATTTGTAGCGGCTGTATTATTTGCAGAGGAAGTAGCTAATATGTTTTGTATAATAACATCGTTAATTCTTTTTAGTGAACTCTCATTACCTTGCCAAGTATAGCTCAACAAGTCTCGCTCCCTTTGCCAAACTTGGTCTAGCGTACTAGCCGTAAACGCATTCATAGTTTTGGCGTCTTGCATGTTAGCCTCATTCTGTGCGGCTGTGTTAGTTGTGGTTGTAGCTTGACGCCACTGTGCATTAGCCTGTGCTATGATTAAGCCATTCTTAGTGTTAAACTCTTCTCTAGCGTTGTTCTGCTCTTCGTTAAACTTAGAGATAGCGTTTACTTCACCTACGTTGAACTGCTCTAAAGCATTACTTTGTGCAGCGTTAAACTGTGAAGTACGAGACTCCAAGTCAGACATGAATTGATTTGTCTGATTAACACTAGAAGCATTAAACTGTTTAGCTGCGTTGTCTGCTGCAGCATCACTAAGGATTGACTGCTGTATAGAGTTAGCCTTAAAGATTTCTACCTGTTGCTCATTAGCTAAGTTAGTCATGTCTATCTGCAGAAAGCTCTTAGCGTTCTCTACTCTGGCTTGCTGTTGATTACTAAGGTTAGCCATATCCATGTTAGCCATAGCTGCAGCGTTAGCCATGATCTTAGCGTTCTTAGCGTTAAGATTAGTAATGTCTACCGTCTGAGCCATACGTGCATTCTCTAGTGCAACCTGTTGCTCTGCAGTAAAGTTCATGTTAGCTATGTCACTGATCTTAGCAGCATTAGCTACACGTGACTGAAAGTCTTGAGTGAAGTCTAACTTAAGAAAGTCAGCACGTTGCTGTGCAGCGAACAAAGCAGTCTGTTGACGATTACTTAGGTTAGCTGCCTCAAAGGCTGCTACAGTCTGTGCGTCTTGCTGTGCGATAGGTAAGGCTGACTCCATAGCCGCCTGTACAATGGCTTGTCCTGCCATGCTACTAGAGCCTAGCCCACGTGCAGCCATAGCCGCTGTAGCTGCCCTCATAGCTCCTGCAGCCCATGCAGGTGTAGCCCCATCGTCAAAGTCATCCATCAAGTCATCTAGCTGACCTTTTACAGTAGCTCTCTTAGATGGATCAGCTTGTGCAGCTTCAAACTCAGTAGCTTCCTTAACTGCAGCCATGTTAACGGCAGAGCCATCTAGTAGCTCTCCTGTCTCAACTTTACGTGCATCAGGCTTAACTACCTGTGTAGCGTCAGCTATCTGGTCTACTTCAAGCTCAGTACCAGCAACATTAGAAGCATCGCCTTGGGCAGCAGTAACTTTTGCATCGTCAGATACAGTACCTTTTGCAGCGTCTACGTCACCTAGTGCAGTATCTACTGCGCCTTGCGTTGTTGTAGCTTGTACGGATGCAGGGGTCATAGCGTCAGGGGTTACAGCCTGTTGTGCGGGGTCTGTCTGTGTAGCAGTGGCCCCACCTGTAGCACCTGCGTCACCAAGGCCGGGAGCAATAGTAGTGCCTACAGTGTTAGGGTTTACTGTTGCTACATTAGTTTGTGTTGCTAAATCTTCAGGAGACTTGACAGCAGTACTTACAAGGTTTTGTTGACCTTCAGTCATAGCTGCAGCACCAGCAGCTTGTTGCTCTTTAGTCTTATCAGCAATAGCTTTAACCGTAGCAGGATCACTTTGATCTTGTGCGTACAGATCAGCAAGCTCTTGATTGAGTTTGTCTAGCTTGTCTTGCATTGGTGTGGGGTTGTCAATCTCTCCACCAAGTGGGAAGCGGGGTTGGTTAGCTATCTGGGGCTTAGGCCGACCCGAACCATACATTTCTTCATTCAGCCTATTTACCCGCTCCGCATTAATACGGTCTTGCTCTGGATTACCCGTGTATCTTGCTGGACTAACCATATTAGTATCTCTCTCTCTTATTCAAAGCCATCTTTAAGGCCATCTAGTATATCTTGAACTGTAACTTTTTTCTTAGCGTTAGGCGTGTATCTGCACTGGTATGTACTAGGGCATTCGCTAAACTTAAACATTGGATAGTGATAGCCTATTGTACCATTAGGTCCACGGTAAATGCAAACCTTTTCTCCCTGTATTGTAGTTCTTTTTGCTAAACTACAAGTAACGTGTTCAGGGTTAGTTAGAAGCCCAGCTAATACTAAGGGCAATACAAAAATATTAATCATTAACTTACTCCTAATATTACTAAGTACAAGCCCCCACCTAGAACTGCAAAAATACCTAAAGACAAACCGCCTATAGCCATATTATTTTGTATCTGTCGTTTGGCTTCCATTGCAGCGTACACAGTTTCTTCCCGTTCTTTGCGTATTTGTCTACGCATCTGTAACATATCATCGTATGTAGCTGGGCCAAACCTCATGTTAAGCATGAACTTTATTTCTTTTTCTTTTTCAAGCAGTGTCTTCTTACGAACAACAAGGTCCATTGCTTCTTGTTCAATGTTGTCAGTACCGTGTGTCTGCTTGTCTAACCATGTAGGGTTCTTACGTTGTGACTCAGCCCTAGTAATGTCAGCTACTGCACCGTACCATGCCCCTAGTTGCTGTGATACATCTTGTATCTCTCTGCCAGCACCAACGAGCATCTTGACCCCCTTGAAAGCTGCGTTAGCTGCAGCAAATGCTGTTAGGGGATCAATCATTTGTTTATCTCTGTGCGACTATGGAGTGCATGGCATTCTTTATTGCTTCTACATTGGCATCAATACGTGCAATGGTTACGTCATTCTCATGTATGTCATCAGCTAGTCTTGCTGTACTAGCTTCTATGTCAGCTATCTCAGCCCTGTTGTACTGTATGTCAGACACCATGCCTGATACTGCCCAGACAACAGCAGCACCTTG